TCGTGATATATTTGTAAATCTCCACCTGTAGCGTCTCCTATTTCTATCTTAACATTATCACCAAGTATTAAATCGCCAGTCATTGTGCCACCTGCTTTTGGTAAAGCGGCATTAGCGGTAGTATTTGCATTTGTTGCAGTCGTAGTTGTAGAAGTTAATATAGCGTCCCTTGCAGAAATATCTACGCCGTCAACAGTCTCTGAACCTGACATAGTGATGTTAGCACCATTTAAAACTAGGTTACCTGTCATAGTGCCACCAGCTTTTGGTAAAGCTGCATTTGCTGTTGTAGCAGTGGCTGTCAAGACTCCATCTCTAGTTGCAATATCTACACCATCAACTGTGCCACCAACAACAATGCTACCAGCAACATTCATGTTGTTAGCAGAATCTTCTAATATAGCTTTAGATGCAGGAAGTGTACAAAACACTTCTTTTGTGCCTGCACTAAAAGTTACTTTATTTGTGTTGTTATCTGAGTTTGATAAAACTGTATCTCTAGAAAGAGTGTCTGGTGTACCACTTGTAACCGTTCCTATTCCTACTTCAAATTCTGCACCACCTTCTGCTGCAATACAATAATAAGTTTGATTACCGTTTCCTATTCTCTCAACAAAAGTCTCAAAACCTGTTTTAGCACCACCTAAGTCTACAGTTCCTTGTCCTGTAGTTGTGGTTGTCTCTTTGACTCTATCATTAATAGCAACCATATTGTGGCTCCTATCCTAAACGAATTATCTCTGATCCACCACCAGCTGCTGGGAATTGAATTGTAAATGTACCGTTAGAAGCTGTAAAGTCACCACCAAACGCTAACACAACAACAGCATCATCAGTAGGAGCACCACCATCTTGTCTATAAATCAAAGCACCGTTTGCAGTAAATGATGCACTTGTCCAAGACACGTCTGCAAAATCAACAAACGCTGTCGTACCAGATAATGTAACAGTTGGAGAAGTTAAAGCTTTACCTCCTGCTGAGTAAGCAGCTCCTGATGAATTTGTTACTTCGTTTGAAGATGAGTATGCAGTAGTTGCGGCTCCTAAAGTTGCTGAAGAAGTATATAGCGCAATGTAATAAGCGACACTTCCTGTGCCATCAAAGTCGTGATTTCCTTTTAGTAGCTCTCTTTTAAACACACTACAAACTGCTTGTGATATTGCCATAATATTCTCCTATTAAGGGTTTGCAGATGGTATAGGAACACGTAAACTTCCGTCCCTATATTCATCTCTTCTTTTCTTACCTAATTGTTCTTGTGCAAGTGCTGATATAGCTTCTTGAAAAGAAGCTTCATACACTTGTTGATCGTTAGGCGCTTTCAAGAACTTAAACGCTTCACATAAGCAGGCATACAATAAAACATTAGGAGCATTTACGCTGACCCATGTTTTGGTATTACTACTTGATAAGCCTGTTGGTTTTTTCGTAATACCTATCTCAAATTTATACACTGCATTGGGAGTAGGTGCAACGACTATTGTGCCCATATCCCAGTTGGCATAATATCTAGGTATAGCAGTTGAAGCTACCTCTGGAGTATCATAATACTCACTCATAAAATCTTGATCCACTCGAACCAGATCATGTCTCTGTTTTGTGCCAGAATCTGTATAAATTGTTACATATCTAATGGTTGCAATGTCGTCCAGTTGTGGTGCGCTGGGATCAGTAGCGTCGTTACCTGGTAATTTTACAAACCTGTTACCAGATGCGGTATTACCGTTTACATAAACATTGTCATTATTTAATTCAATAGACCTAAATATTCTATATTCAGCATGTTCTATAAAATCATTAATAATAGTATCAGTTAAAACCTGATTGTCTGTTTCTGTGTAATCCCTAATCTGTGTTACTAATTCTGCGTATGTTGTCATGCTAATATTGTAACAGGTCCAACTGATGCCCTGTCCCCTCCAAATCTTAATATACCACCACTTTCATAGTATTTAAAGCCTTTACCTCCAGCGGCCACAAACTGATCAATATAATCAGTTCTATCATCAATCAATATTTTATTTGCCCCACCATAAGGTCCTTTATTAAAGTTTGTAGTATAATTTGTTGCTGCAGGAGCTCTGCCAACACCTGATCCAATAGTTCCAAAATTTGCTGTGACCCATGCATTTTTTTGGTTTGTTATAGAAGTAGATGTAGTTGACGACAAAACTTCCCATGTTCCATTTTTAGCTATAACTAAATCTATTAAAGCATCTGCTTCAGCTCTCTTGCCTAGGTTTTGGAAATAACTTGACGGTGCAGCTGCAATGGCCGCTTGTTCAATAGCTGGTGACATGTTGTACCAATCACCCCCAGAGTCTAATAAACCAACATTTGTTGCATAGGTAGCCACGGCTTGATAATACTCAGCTAAAGTTCCATCTAAATCTACATAAACTGTTGTTGTTCCAGGATTGCAATTATCTGTTAAAAATTTATCTAGAGTATCGTTAGGACTAAAAGAAAAATTATCATTATCTATTTTTGTTACAATGTGTCCTTGTGCAACATTTACATTACCCGCTGTAAGTCGTGACACTTGTGGATACTCAGGAAACTTTGCTGCTGCATCTCTAAATCTTACAACATCTCCATTAACAAAACCATGACCAGGATCATTTACATTTACAATTATAGAATCTCTAATTCCTGAACTAAAAGCATTTTTATTTAGTAAGTGTGGAACTGGTGGTTCTACTCTGTCTGGTCTTGCATTTTGCAAACCCTGTGAGTCACCTTTTTGTACTTTTGGTTCTAGTTGTGGATGTTTTTGTTCAAACTCAGACTCATGAACTAGTGACCCATTCCACTCTCTACGCATTTCTGTATATGGAAATTGCATGCCGCTTCTGTCAGATATGGCTTTTGATTTTTTACCTGTAGCAAAATTAGACATTTGGATAATACGCCTGTGGAGTTATGAACGTACTAGAAGATGAGCCATCCTCTGCTAACGCTCTTTGCAATTCGTCTTCATACAACAGCTTCATTTGTTGTACCAACTGTGGACTATTTTTTTGTGATAAATAGTAAGACAAACCTGCTACCATGCATGGCATAAATCTGTAAGGCACGTCTGCTGTATTACTGTACGAACCAGCATCTTGTATTCTTTTCACAAAATAAATTGCAAGATCTTTGGCTGCATTAGTCGTATCTGGTGTTGGGTATACGGTTAATAATGTGTGATCTATAAATCTTTGCACATAATATTGTGAAGGAGCTCCTTTTGATAGTTTGTTAGACAAACCAGAATATGTAGATCTGTTTATTTTTGTAAGAGCAGAATCACTTTGATTTGTTGTAGCTCTATTGTTTCTTAATGCTGCTTCTAAAATATCATCAACACCATATATACCATTTGTAGGTGCTGTAGTTGCACTTGTGCCATCGTCAGAGCTTCTGAAAAATTTGTATTCTGCTTGACCCTCAACTAAATCAACATTTGTCTTGTCTATTTCCCAATAATGTAGACCTCTATTGGCCCATTCTTGGAACATTATATTTAAAGAACGTCTTGCTGATTTTAATTGATAACCACTTACTGATTTAATTCCAACTCTATCATAGGCTTCTTGTATAACGTCGTCGATTAAGAAACCACTTTCAAAAGTAGTTGTACCTGATGTTGCCATCTAACCTCCTAGTTGAACGTTACTGTAACGCCACCAGTATAAAAAAAAAAAAAAAAGACTCCTGTTTTAAATCTTATTCCACTTCCAGGAATAAAGATTTGCAGTCCTTCTTCTCCAAACAAGAAAGTATGTGCTGTGCCTGCTGCAGAAGTATTGTCATAAAGTATAACACTACAGTTGGCATTATTGCCTTTTGCTTGGATAGATGTAACTCTACAAGGTCCAGTTACTAATTGTCCATCAGCTATTGCGTGTGCTGTTCTTTGGTCTGATGTGAATGATCCACCACCTGCCATAATATTCTCCTCCTAAATTAGCGGGGCCGAAGCCCCGCATTAATTACTTATTAGCTTAAGTTATTATTCTGTATGTACAGAACAGTAACCGTAGCGGCACCAGTTGTACCATCACCGTTAGCTGCTGTGAATACAGCGTTAACTGTCTGATCAGATGATCCAATATCTGTACCATCAGTACCAATAGTACCTCTAGTTGTACCCAAAGCTTTTACGTTTGTGTTTGCAAGATATTCATCATCATCACCTGAGTGACCGATTTTTACAGTTGCTGTACCACCATCGTTAGAAACAGTCGTAACATTTAAAATTACGTCAACGATTTGTGAGTTTGCAGGTATGATTCCTACCGCTGTAGTAGCAGTAGCACCAATTATGTCAATCACGGCTGATTGTGCCATTAAGACGGAACCAGTATTTTTACTTGCTCCTTCTCTTTTGTCTCCGGCTTTAATAGGACCGGAAAAAGTAGTTGTACCCATGTGTGTATCCTCCTTATAAATTTAACACAGTCGCGAGGCCGTCTGGTCAAGTCTGTGTTTGTTTGAATATACGCTTTTAATTTTGTGATTGCAAATAAAAAGGGCGGCCGAAGCCGCCCTCTTAATAGGTTTATAACCTTAACGATTATGCACCTGGAGATCCGAAGATACCTCTAGGATCAGAGAAGCCGAAGCTGTATGTTTCCCTAGCTTTATATCTAACGTTACCAGTTTCAAAATCACCTTCCATGGCAGTTTTGATTGGTGCACGAACCATGTGTTTTAGACCGTTAGGAAC